AAATCTAATTCTCTCTAAGAAATATTTAAGCGAATTTTGATAAAAATCTTCTATTGTTTCTTTAATAAGAGCATCCGATCTTTTTATTTCATTATAGTCTTCTTGACTCATAATAATATCAGCTCTATATCTTACGTCTTTTTTCTTAGTTCCATTACCATAAGGTAAATCTAGAAGAAGATTGAGAATATATTTTTTTTTTACCTTTTCTATAATATAAGTACAAGCTGATAAAAATTCAAAATTAGTGTAAAAATCAATATTTTGTTTATATTTAATGACTTCCCTATAGAATTTTATATTTTTATTGATATAATTTTCCATCTCTAAGAGTTCTTTAAGATACGCTCTAAATTCTTCAAAGTTCATGATAGTCCTTTTCTTTATACATAATTATATACTAAATACACTTAAACAAAACTTAAACTAAATTACAAAGGAATATTAATGGAAATTATAAAGTTCAGTACAAAGAACTTGGAAGATTTTGAAGTAAAGAATTTAGAGAATTTTATTACTCTTATTCTTATATATAAGGACAGGACTGAAAAAATTCAGAAGGATTTTAGAGATTGTGAAACAGGAAATCTAAAGTATTGGAGATATGAGAGTATAGAAAATTTAGGTTGGATTACTTTTTTCTCAGAAAGAGAAGCTTTTAAAGAAAGAAAATGTACAATTTAGCGATTTATTACTTAAATATTCCTTAAAATACTTAAATAATCCCTCCGAAGAGGGAAAATTGGTTGTCTTTCTTATGCACCAATAATTTGGGCAAAAGAATTTGTCCCAGCGTTTGTGAATTTCAAATGAATGAATTCAGCCACGTACGTCGGTTTGATAAATACATCCACTACTAACTGATTTCTCGAAATAATATCAGGAGTGTTGTTGGTCGTATCACAAATCACAAGATATTCTTGAATACCGCGTCCAGCTTGAACAGTTCCTAGGAAAGGATTGATCATTGCTACAATACGATTGCGTGTAAACGAATCGTTGAATTCGAAGACTTGATACTTAGCCATCTTCCACAGACTTCTTTCTAAGGTGTTAAATAGTCCTCTGACATTAATTCTGTCAAACGAACTAGCCTTGTCAAGCAATGTCTTCTGACCCCATACTACTACGCCTTGACCAGGAAAGCTCACGATAGGATTCAAACCGTTTTTGTACAAAAAGTCACGTTTACCCAAATCTGGGTTAAATGCCAATTTTACAACATTTTTGATTTGACCTCTTTCAAGACCCGCTGATGCCCCAATTCTAAAATTATAAATAAAGTATAGGTATCGCCAAACACCTAAAAATTACAAAACTATTTATAATAGTATAAAGGTTTAAAATGAATATTTTAGAAGATTTAAAGCAATTTCATCTTAATAATAAAGATGCAAAATTTAATGATTATAGGTGTTTTAAGACGTTTCTTAATATAAGAAAAGAAGAATTAAATTTATTATCTATTCCAGAAACTATATTTTTTATTTGTAATAATTTAGATGTTGTCCCTAAATGTTTAATCTGCGGCAACCGAGCAAGATTTAAGAATATACAGGAAGGTTACTCGAAAACATGTTGTATGACTTGCACGCGAAAAACTGATGAGTTTAGAGAAAATCTTTCAACATCCTTAAAGAACTCCGAAAAAGCTAAGGCTCAAAGAATTGAATTTGCAAAGGCTGGTGCCGCTGGTTTAAAAAGAAAAATGGATTTGAAAACAGAAGAAGAACGAAAAGAAATATATAAGAACCAGCAACTTCATCGCGAAGCTGCCTTTGAGAAAAAATATGGTGAAGGAGTTACTAATCCAATGTATATTAAAGCTGTTCGCGAAGAGAATCATAAAGCAATGAGAAATACAAACATTGAATCAGGTCGATGGTTAAATTTTGATATTATCGAAGATTTATTTAAGCAATATTGTAAAAAAGTTGAATATGTAACATTTAAACAAAATTTTATTAGTTTGGAAAATTTTGACAAAAGAGGCCATGTAATATTAGAAGATTCTTATCATTTAGATCATATGATAAGTAAAAAGGCAGGATTTGTAAATAATATTCCTCCTTATATTATAGGAAGTATACATAATTTACAAATGATAAGAAGTCGAGAAAATCTAAGTAAGCAAGAAAAATGCTCACAAAGTTTGGATGATTTATTCAAAAGATTTTTTGGCGATTTTTGAATTTATAATTTTAAGTGTTCATTTAAGTACGTTAAGCTTAAACCGATTATAATAATTCCTTACTATATTCTGCTATATATTTCTATATAGTTCAGACTATATCTTCATCTAATTTTTAGATGTGAACCACTTCCACTCACTTGAGTGTACTCCCTCTCGGGATAGTCGTTGAACCTTTTCCATTTAAGGAACTTGGCTGCTGATTGTCCAATTCTACTCATTTTTGACTTTCACACTTACCGTTTCCAGTTATGTTGTAGTTGAATAGACTCTAAGGAGTTTCCAGCAATTCAATTCAGTTTTACTTCATACAAGATACATTTCTATATCAGGTGGCTGACATTTGTTTACCATGAAGCTTGGTTAGTATTCGTAGCAGCACGCAATCCTGCCATACTTCCTGCAACGTTAATCCATCTGTTTTTGTTAGAGTATTTGTCATACACGTTAATGTAGTTAGCAAATGCAGCAACATAAGAAGAATTAACATTCATTTGACCAGTTGTTCTCCAAGTGATCAAGTTTTCAACAGCAACAGAGGCTTTTTTACCAACAGTATCTTCATAAGTAGCACCAATAACAGCAAGACAATCTTTGCGATTTTCAGCAAGATTAAATGCAGCTAAAGGATTTTGCTCATTACCAATAACGATGTCAATATCCAATTCCTCTTTGTTTGAAAATACAGAATAACCTGTTTCAATTTCACCGTCAGTCAATGCTTGAGTAATTGCAATTTCTGCATAAGCATCTACAACCCAACGATAAACTTTACCAGTTTCGACAGCCATATAAAGAGTTGCAGCTGCACCAGTAACAGGGAAACTTGCTAAAGTAGCTTCTTTAACAACAGTTGTGAAAGAAGTGCCATCAGAACCACCATCAAAACCTGTACTAAGAGCAATATCTTTATCTGTAGTATTACTAAACAAATAAGATTTAAGCTCTGTTCCTGCTGTCATTGTAGAAGTAACTGCTGTATTATCTTTAACATAAAGATATTTTGATTGTTGGTTAATAACAGTTTCAATATACATTGATTTGTTATTAGAATCTCTTGAATTTTCATCAAAAGTTACAACAAATTTTTCAACAATTTCTTCACCATCTTTAACAAGAATTGCGTACTCACCAACTTCTGGTTTGTATTCAAAAAATTCATCAAGACCGATACCATCGAATGCATACTTAGTTCCAATGAAGTCTGCTGTTTTTGCAACAGCGATTGAAACTCCATTACCCCAAGTACCTGGATTTTTAGCAATAAATTTTACTGCTACATCTTTATCAGCATCTGTTGGGAATGGAATACTTGGTTCTTCGTTTTCAAAATCTGTATCATTAGAGATAACAGAATCGTTTGAAGAAGCAATATCACTTGCCGTAACTACTACTGTTGCAGTAGTAGCTTGTAAAAGTGCAATAGCATTAGTAGCTGTTGCTGAAAGACCGCGAGAAACCAAAAGAAGATTTCCATAATCAAGGAAAGTCTTACATTGATAAAAATCATTGTAATTTTTATTAGTTGGTTTTCCGAAGAATCCTTCTAACTCAACACTATTAGTAACTAAAGTGTAACCTTCACATTTTCCTTTTACGAAAGAACCACTAAATACAGCAACTGCATTTGAAACTGTAGGAACGATTGCACTCGCATCGATTTCTGTCACGTAAACGCCAGGAGATAACATTGTAGCCATTTTGGACCACCTTATAATTAAGATTTAGTGCCAAATAGGACAATGATATGCGTATTGTTCTGAAATAATCTCGACAATATCCCTATAATTAAACAGTATATCAAAGTCCACAACGAATTTTTAATGGATAAATCTTACAAAATCCAAGTCTCCAAAAAGATGGAGCATATTCGCTGTTTATTTGACAACCAAAAGTATTTATATTTTTTAATTTTACCCGATCATAATAGGAGCTGGGCCAGCATATCTATTAATTAATTCTTCCTTAAGAGCTTCAATTTCTGTTTCTGCTCTTGATTGCATTTTCTCATGATTGATTCTAGCTCCACCAACTAGAGTCGCATCGTGCTTTCCTACTGTATCTGATTGAAGAAGTTTGGTTTTGGCTACGCTCATTCGTTGC